CATCTTGATTGGTCGCAGTACCATAAAGCCCTCTCTCATTGCGGATTTCAAAATTAGACGATACTTTTTTACCAAAAAGACTACGATTTTCAATTTTTCTTACTGTGTACATGATTCTCTCCTTTCCTCGGGTCGTTAGTAGGTGGCCGGATTGCCACTGTGAAATAGTGTATCAACAGATTGTTTAATTGTCAATACCCAAACGCATATTATTTATACATCAAAATCAATCAGTTGTAATTTGCGCGAGATATTTTTGTAATTCGGAAATCATCGTCATTTGACGATCACCCAGACATAAGATATTATTATGCAAGGCGTTTTCAATCATAAGCTTTTATTATGGATCGAAAAAATAGGAGCAATAATGGCGATCAGAGGTCGGCCACAAACATACAGCGATGACCAGATAGCCGCAGTCGTGGAGCTGATGGGCAGTGAGGGTATATCGCTCAAGGCCGCATCAAAAAAAAGTGGGATCGACTACTCTACTGTATCGAAAAGGATTGATGAATCAAGAGATTTGTCCAGACTCTACACGCGACAGGTCGAGGAGTATGCGCGTGTCAAAGTGGACAAAATGACCGAAATTGCCGAAACCGTGGAGGATGTCGCGCGCGCAAGATTGATGTGCGACAACATCAAATGGGAGACACAGCGCGTGTGTCGCAGGCTCTACGGGGATAAAGTGGAGCACACTGGCGACGGTGGAGGCCCCCTGGTAGTTGAAATCGTCCAGTTCGGCGGTGATAAAAACAAATGAGGGTACAGATACCCGCGAATGGCTGGAGACCACGCCCATATCAGATGGCGGCGTGGGAGTATTTGCAGGGTGGCGGAAAACACGCCGAACTTGTCTATCATCGCCGCTGCCTGGCTCGCGGTACTCACATCACCATGGCCGATGGGTCGTGGAAGAGAATCGAGGACATAGCGCCCGGTGATGAGATCATGACTTGGGCGGGCGGAGAATACGTCACCGATAGAGTCAAGAACTCATGGTGCGCAGGGGTTAAGCCTGTAATGCGCATATCAGCCGCAGGGTTCCCTGATATTTTGGCAACCGAAGATCATAGATTTTTCCATCATCGCCAAACATCGCCAGTCGGATGGCGCGAGATAGGCGCGTTTTCTACAAAAAAAACCGGTGAGGAATCAAAAGAAAAGGGATCGGTGGACAAAGTTGCGATTATTTCTGGCGAAAATCGTGGCTCAATGAGCGCCAAAGAAAAGGCGGAATTTTTCGGCTACATGATAACCGATGGAAGCATCAACGCCGACCAGCAGCCAAAGTTTACGAATACCGAACGTATTCTGTGTGATCGCGTCGCCCTTCTTGCCGAAAAGTTTGGCGCGTCACCAAGGTTTCGTGAAAAGGGAAATGGATGGGATGTTGGCCTGTCCAATGGGCGACGAGGGGGCGGAGAGATAGAAAACCCCATCAAGGCAATGGCGCAGCGGGAAGGGGCGCTGGCAAAACGATCCGAACGACGCGCGCCTAAATTCCTGTGGGACGGAGATAATGAAACGCTGGCCGCTTTTTTTGGTGCGGTAATTGATGGTGACGGATCGCTATGGCTACATAGGCCAAAGGTCGCATTCAAGGGCGGGCATCATGTCGACACTGCGGCAGAAATTAAAATACACGCCGGAGAAAGTGAAGACCTGGCGTGGGACTATTACTGGCTATTGCGTAAGCTAGGCATTGCGGCATCTAGGGTGTGCCATGAAAAAAAATCATGCTGGACTGTCAGGATCTGGCGGCGAGACGCCGTTCTAGACTTGCTTGCTTTAATCGAGAAACACATAAGGCATCCAGCAAAATCAGTTCGCGCCCATGAGATTATGGCGCGAGTCAAGCACGTAGCAAGAAAGAAGCACCGTGGCGTGTGGCTGGCCGGAATATCTCGCGAAGATGCCGGGACGGCTGAAACGTGGGATATTGAAATAGAGCGTCATCATTCATTTTTTGCGAATGGCTACCTTGTGCATAATAGCGGAAAGGACGAGGTATGCCTGCACTGGGCGGCCGTCAGTGCTATCAGGCATCCCGCCACCTATTGGCACATGCTCCCGCAGGCGGCCCAGGCGCGCAAGGCGATCTGGGAGGCAGTCAACCCTCATAGCGGCAAGCGTCGCATCGACGAGGCGTTCCCACATTCGATCCGCTCCAATACTCGCGAAAACGAGATGCTTATTAAATTCGTCAATGGGGCTACTTGGCAGGTAGTCGGCTCAGACAACTACGATGCGCTAGTTGGCTCTCCACCGTATGGAGTGGTTTTTTCAGAGTGGGCATTAGCCAAACCCGAGGCCAGGGCCATGCTTCGCCCGATCCTGATGGAGAACGGTGGCTGGCAGGTATACATTACCACCCCTCGCGGTCCGAATCATGCAAAAGATACTTTCGAGAGCGCCATGGATCATCCTGGATCATTCGCTCAGCTACTCGATGCCACGCAAACCGGGGTATTCACTCCAGAGCAGCTAGAGTCTGAGCGTCGTCAGTACATCCTAGATTACGGACAGGATGTAGGCGAGGCCAAATTTGAGCAGGAATATATGTGCTCATGGGCGGCCGTCATTACCGGCCACATGGTATTTGATAGGGCAGCGCTCAAGGCCGCACGTAGAGAGGCATATCAGCCTATCTCCCGCGCTGAGGTGATCGGCGGCAAAGTCGAGAAACGCGAAAATGGATGTCTGCGCATCTGGTGTGAGCCTGAGTCTGGTCAGAAATACGTGATTGGCGCCGACGTGTCGGAAGGCGTCGAGCATGGGGATTACTCGTCTGCGGACATCCTACGGGCCAGCGATGGCGCTCAGGTAGCGCAGTGGCATGGCAAGATCGCTCCCGATCTCTACGCTGGCGTATTGGCTGCTATCGGCAAAAAATACAATGAGGCGTTAATAGGCGTCGAGAAAAACAATCATGGGCTTACCACATTGATCGCCCTTCGCAACGGCGGGTATAAGCGGATGTACTATCAGGCGCGCATTGATCGTCAAGTGAAGGACGAAATATCCGATCAACTGGGCTGGCTCACCACCGCAAAGAGCAAGCCTGTGATCATCGACAGGCTGGCAGTGGTCGTGAGAGATACGCCGCACCTGATCGCTTCCAGGGATACCCTGGACGAAATGAGCAGCTACATCGTGCAGGAGGATGGATCGTATGGCGCCAGTCCGGGAAATCACGACGACAGAGTGATGTCGCTGGCCATCGCCCATGAGATGCGGTCGGCGGCCGGCAAGCAGCGTGGTAATATCCCCGCATCATCCACTTATCGACCGGCTGATGTCGTGGGTGGATACTGATGATCGGCATTGACTCCGCGCTGATGGATGTAGATCACATGCGGCAGGATACGGCTCCTGTGCGCAAATACGATCCGCTTGGAGCGTGGCTAAAGAATCAATTCGACCAATGGGTTGACGCAAAATTGCCAGAGACGGACAGAATGTTGGCCGATCTCCGCGCCTACAATGGTCAATATGGGACGGATGTGACATTCGCCAAGGGGCGCAGTCAGGTGTTCGTCCGCATGACGAGAATGAAAACCGACGCTGCATTTTCTCGAATAATCGACCTGAGATTCGGTCAATCGGAAAAGGATTGGGGTATCGAGCCAACCCCGGAGCCTGACATCTCAGATGATGCTCTGCGCCAGATCGTGCAGGATTTCATTTCGATGACTGGTGTTCAGCCTACCGCAGAGGAGATCGCCAAGGTCGTCGACGAAGAGGCCAAGATCGCTTCTGAGAATATGGAGAAGCTCATCGAAGACCAGCTCGTTGAAGGCGGGTACGAGGGCGTGTCAAAGGACGCGATGAGGGAGCTGTGCATACTCGGGGCAGGCATCATCCAAGGCCCGACGATCAAGAAGAAGATAAAAAAGCGCTGGAAATCCGAGGCAGATGCTTGGTCCCTGTGTGAGGAGGAGGCGCTCTTCCCTTATTTTGAGGCTGTTTCAGTCTTCGACTTTTACCCTGATCCTTACGCCACCAACATCGCTGGGTGCATTGGCGCATACCGCCGACATATCCTCACCCGCGAGCAGCTCCGAGCACTCGGGGACAGGCCAAAATTCGATTCAGAGGTGATCTCCGATGTGATCCGTGATGCTCCTGACGGCAATCACAAGCCGTTGACCCATGATTCAGAGTTGCGCCGCATATCCAATAACCTCAATGATCGGGGCGAAAGCCACCGTTTTGACGTGATCGAATATTGGGGGATGGTTTCCGGCGATAATCTGGCGGCTAATGGTTGCGAGGTGCCAGACGAGTCACAGGAATACCGCTGCAATGTCTGGTCATCTGGTGGCCGCGTTATTCGCGTTGCAATGGATGTTCCGCCACTGGATGAGATATTCCATATGGCGAAGTACAAGGATATCCCTCACCAATTCTGGGGTGAGGGTGTGCCGCGCGAGATGGTCGATAGCCAGATCATGATCAACAGTGGTGTCCGTGCGCTGATCGACAATTTATCTGTTACCGCGCTATCACAGTTCGAGGTCAATGTCGCAGTGCTGCATGAGTCTCAGATACCGACAGCGACGGAGATATATGCGGGCAAGGTGTGGCTGCGTGACGGCGGTGATCCTACCACTCCGTTAATGCGCATGCACGACATCAACAACCACAGCAACGACATCACCAACGTGATTGAGATGTTCCGCCGGTTCGCCGACGAGGAAACCAGCCT